GACCGCCGTACCCTAGGGGGCCCCCTACTCACCACCAACGCCACATGGACGTTGCAAAAGTGGTTGAAGCAGGGCAAGAGCCGAGTGACCAAAAAGCACCCGGCATCTGCCTCCCTGGATCGGTTCCGCAACTGGTACGGCTCGATCCAAAAACGAATCCGCGAGAAATCTGCGCCGGCGAGCGTCTGCGACCGTTGGAAGTCGCTCCATCGTCACTGGCCAGAACTGTTCACCGCCTTTGAGCTGGCTTACGGTCCGCCGTCTTTCGACTGGCGGGCCTGCAACCGAAAGCGACTGAACATGTTCTGCTCCTTCTTGCGCATGTTCGTCTCGAGTGGTCCCACCGCAATCAAGCAGTGGGCACACCGTCTTCGACAGACAGCGCTAGAAAAGAGCAACATCGGAGGCAAAGATCTCTCACACAGAGTGATCAATGTCTTCGTTGCTAGCACAGTGACTAGGTGCTTCTTCACAGAAGTCACAAAGACACAAGCCGAGACCGCCACCACAGCCACATACGACCGCTGGCTAGACGGAACCAAGGAAATCCTTCAGGATCGATGGACCGACGAAGCTGAACGACTCGTTCAACGCATGGTGACGCGACGCAACCCACGACCACTCACCCTGGAGCAGGAGCGATCACGAGAATGGCCCCATACCGGCGACAAGGTGGTTCTCCCAGTGTACATGCAATGCATCTGTGGAGGAAACGATTCCTCCTGCAAGACACGTACACGGGATTACCGACCTGTACAGCCGGATGGTACCCTCGGATCTGCCCGCTGCACAGAGGAGCTGGTCAGGTATGCGAAGCACTACGGCGGCGAAACCCTCATCGGGTTCTTCGAATCCGCGCCAACGGCACGGATGGAAACCGGTGAGGTCGACACCCTAGCATGGGCACGCGCGATGGATACTCGCGCAAGCAACGTGCGAGCAAATACAGATAATGCCTACCCATCGGGAGAAATGGTGCTCACCCAGTTTGTGAAAAATCACACCCTGGACGAGCCGCTGCTCAAGGCAGCAACCATTCCCGAGATGGGAGGTAAGATCCGTATTGCATCAACACATTCTTGCGACGAGGTTTACACTTCGCGACGTCTAACCCAGCTCTGGATGCCACAACTTCGCCGCCTAGCGCCAACGCGACACACACTGCGAGGAGAGTCAATCAGACTTACACGTCGACCCGGATCTGTCGGAGATCCGCGGTCCGTCCGCCTCTACTCAGCAGATCTGAGTGCTGCGACCGATTGGATCCCGCACACAGTGGCCCGACGCATTGCACGCGTAGTCAATGGTATCGTCTTCGACGATCCACAAAAGTGGAACGATGTCACCGACATCATCTTCGGCCCGCATAAGATCATCGGAGACCGAACGATCGCACACACAGAGGAGTGCTTATCGCTCGATCCCGAGGACCTCGCGGACGAAATTGAGTCGATGGACGCCGCGACCCTCATAGAAGGGCTCGAAGACAACATTAACATGCGCGTGACAAAGCGAGGAATCCACATGGGTTTGGGACCTTCCTGGATCGTGCTCAGTCTGCTGAACGTAGCTGCTGCCGAGTACGCTTGCGGTGACTCCAGCGCTTACCGAGTATGCGGCGACGACTTGATCGGACTGTTCACACCAGGCGAGTGCGAACGATATGTTGCCTTCCTTGAGGGACTAGGACTCAAGGTCAACGGCAAGAAATCGTTCTACTCGCAATCTGGTGTTTTCTGTGAACAGCTAGTCCTCCGATCAGGACCCCTCTCAGCCCAATCCTACGACTTCGGTCACTTAGCGGAGGCGGGTGCGAGTAAGTTCAAAGCGAACGTGTCAGGCGACCGATATGCCACGGAGAAACTCCGTTTATATCAGCCGAACTGGCCACGTCCGCTGAACCGACTACGCATCCGCACTAACCGTGAGCTCACGAGGCCGTTGGGTCGGTGGAGAGGTCCAGTCGCCGCTGGTGGTTCAGGCTTACCAGGGTTCGATGCCCGTCTACTGACTCATCTGATTGAATCAGGTAAGTCAGCGACGGTGCGACATCGACAAACTCCATACGGTGAAGCCCTCCACGATGCCGCTATACAGCAGCATCAAATGGAAAAGGGGCAACACTACATGAAGGTCGAAGACGCACACATCTACCTGATGAGAGCTGAACGCACCAGCAAACTCGTGGCCGGAAAACATCCCGCACCTCCGAAACAATTGCCAACGAAGGCGTTTCAGAAGCGTACCCGGGGCTGGCTGCAGCGGTCGCCACCTGATGCCCATTCACTGCGGCAACTGACATTCAGCAATGCTGGTCAGAGGTCTTACGTGAAATGGGTCCTTAAACAGGCGGAGTGGCGTGATGGTGGTCTAACGCAGAAATGGTACAACCGCCTCGGGAACTTCTTCCTTAGGTCTCAACTTAACCTGGTGGTTAAGATCACTGACTTAGAAAGAATTCTCTGGGAGACGGTCAATGTACCACACGGATTCTTGGCAATCCCTGACTTGACAGTCAGGGACGACGGGGGGCTAACCCGTCAGAGCGAGCAATGAGCTCGCC